GTCGGCGTAGATGCCGCAACGACCGTAGCCGTCGGCGTAGATGCCGCAACGACCGTAGCCGTCGGCGTAGATGCCGCAACGACCGTAGCCGTCGGCGTAGATGCCGCAACGACCGTAGCCGTCGGTGTAGGCACCACTGTAGCTGTTGGAGTAGAAACTTTCGGTAGAATACAAATTGAATCCCCTGCTGTAATATTAGTAAAAGCAGGTTCAACCCTCATCCATTTGGTACAATAGTTACATCCATCTAGACAGTCATTATTAAGGCACTGAGGGTCATCATGAACTTCTGTAATAATAAACTCTTGATCCCCTTGGGAAGAAATAATAATAACATCGTTAGCGTGATAGGTTCCCTTGGGGCAATTATCTATCCAGATAGTTTTATTGTTTGCAGCTGAATCGGGAGAACTATGGCTAGCGTAACATCCACATCTAGGCTCTGGACAATCTAAATGTAATAATAATTTAGTATACGTATCGTTAGTAAGAAATGGAACAGGTATCGATGAAACTACATCAAAGGCTTGATTATATCTTGCGACCCCTTTGGAAACTCTTATTTCATTTATAAATCCGTCAAAAAAACTACCATCACTTCCAGCCACATACTCTTGCTTGCCAATAAATAATGGGCGAGCGCTATTGTAAACGTGATTAGTTTTGGTCCATTGAGTAGCTAAATCCCCATTAAGATAAAGCTGCATTCCATTAGTTCCAGTGTGATGCCTCACTACAGCTACATGATGCCATTGATTAAGAGCGAGTATAGTAGAACTAGTTATACCGCTTGTATTGTCATTAGTTAACCTGTAGACGCTTATGGTCCCCAATTTATCATAAGTGATTTCAAAATCTGCATTACCATCATTACTCCAAGAGCCCTTTGACAGGAGCATGGTATAGCTCCCCGAAGGGGAAGATAATGGCTTAAACCAAAACTCAATAGTAAACGGACTATTTCCAAAATCAAAATCATTATGATCAGGAATTTCTAAGCAACTATCTATTCCATTAAAATAAGCGCTCCCATTGAAATCTAAGTCGTGCTCTTCGTCTGGGCGAGCATCAACATCCCCCTTTACGGTGACTTTATGATCCGAATTACTTGCGTCACGGAATCCGCGCATTGGTATTAATAGTATCGTATTGGTATCTTTAACGTGTTCCCCTTCAACCTCTCCTGTTGAGGAGTTGTTCGTAATTTTTACTTCATTTATATGGCCCTTGAGAGAATATTTTTTACGAGTCTCTGTAGTTTGATAATTCTCTCTTCCATTTCCTATAGCGACTCCAATCGATGAACTCCAATAAAGCGAAGCTGAATTATTGAATGTGAATTGCTGTGTCCCGTCCACATACAAAGTCCAATCATTACCGCTTCTTGTAAAGACTACGTGATGCCAATCAAGAGAAAGGGTGTTAGACCTTTTGGTTGAATCGGTCCCACCATGAGCGATGTTAGAGGGCGAGACTCCATCAGAACTTGCATATAAATAAATCTTACTATCATACCACCATAACGAACATACGTGAGGAGGGTTCGTGACTTGAGCATGAACATCCATTAAGCCGACCAAAAGTCCCCAATCAGGAGAACCAGAGTCTTCAGGATTAAACCAGAACTTAATAGTAAAGTCATTAGTCCCAAAATTCCAATCATTACTTGGATCGACGACTAAAGCGTCTTCATATCCATCAAAATACGCGCTGCCACCAAACCAAAATTCATTCCAGTTAGCAAAATCTTGATATTCTGCCCCATCTAAATATGGATTTTTATACTTTTTAACTTTATGCTTTTTGTCGCTGATATCATCGTACCATTTGCAATTTTCTTCAGGAAGTTCTCCGGAAGCGAACACGACCACGGACACTGTCTTAGCGTCTGCAGCTGTAGTTTGATTCTCCCAGACATTAACTGTGGCAGAATCTTTTGAATACATGTTGGCGACTACATGTTTATCTATAGACGATGCTCCCTTGCCGGGCTCTTCTGGATGAGCGGTTGCGAGTACCGCTGCATTAGTAGATAATGGGGTTTCAAAATTTACCCTATACTGACCCACGCCGAGGTCAGTGACGCTAGATACATTATAAGCTTCTCTTATTATTGAAGAGCTTCCATCAAAATTAACCCACGCTTTCGCCGAGCTTGCACAGCCCGTTAAGGAATCGCAATTAAAATTAGAGCCCCCTATACCAGCACCTCCGCTGATATAGAGGGTTTGTTCGTCACCAGTAATTGCAATATTGGGGCCAGCGGCTATTGTTTTGAATTTGAGATCAGTTCCAACAGTTCCGCTGTAAAGGCCTGAGCCAACCCCTATATTGCTAGCCCCAGTAATGGCTTCTCCACTTAAGAGCATCCCTACTCCTTCATGAGTGGGACGATCGAGGTCGCCGTAGGTATTACCAGTGCCTAAATAGTTTTCTGCATATAAATCTCCCCTTATTATTGCTCCACCACTTACATCTAATTTGTCAATGGGATTGTCGTTTCCTACTCCTAATTTTTCACTTTGTTTATCATAGAAAACGTTTCCAGCAGCAACAATGCCATTGTCGTTATAAAACATTTGTTTGTTATTACCGACTGCAATTAAGTTTCCGTGGGGGCCAGTTGGGCCAATTGCTCCAGTAGCCCCCATGCTTCCCGTAAGATTTATGATCCATTGATTGCTTGAATAGGAACCTCCCCTAAACAAAACATTAAAAGTTAATGAAGTTCCAGAATAAGAAACAACAATTCCATGTAGATAATGTATGTTGAATGGTATGTTAGAGTCTGAACTATATACTCTTATCAATGACCCAGCCGTATAACCCAAATTTGAATCAGCTACCGTAACAGTTATAGCCTGCCCAATATCAGTGCTAGCGTGACTAAGGTCTAAAAAATTCGAAGAAGTCGTCGCATATTTTATGAGTGGACCGGTGGGTCCCGTAGCCCCCATGCCCCCTACAGGCCCAGTAGGCCCCGTAGGCCCACTAGCTCCACCTCCGGGGCCAGTTGGCCCTATAGGCCCAGTACTACCCTCGGGCCCCGACGGACCAGTAGCACCTAAAATGTTGCCTAAGTATAAAGTTTTCACCTATCTTCTAGTAGAAAATCCAGTCCTTTTTCTTCTTAGAAAAGGGATTTTTTTTCTTACCTTCTCCCACAGTTTTTTTAAGCTAAATTTCTCCCTATGCGAATTTTCCACGGATAAATTTGACTCATTATTATTGTTTCTTTTTAAATATATTTCAAAGTCTTCCTTTTCATAGTTATTATCGACGATGAATTCTGCGGTCTCTCGAGCTTTTGAGATGAGGATAGTGATAGATGTTGCTAAGCTTATATTATTTATAATAAAATTAGCGACTTTTTCTACTTCTTTCTCTCTGTCGGAACTCATTTGACCTCATTTATTATATAAGAAAATAAGTCAAAATTACAAAAAAACCCGCCCTTAAAATAAGAGCGGGTGATGAAATAATATATATTTTTTTATTAAATAGCAGATACCATAGCTTTAAGTCTATAATATGCATTTGGAAGTTCATTCGAAAATACCACATCTACTCCAGAAGTATCTACTCCAGTAACCATTACGGCCACTAGATCGTTATTTCCGGGGAACGTATTCTCTAATGAAACAACCACATTTGGGGTAGCATCAAATAAGTAACTTCCCGCTGTAAGGCCTAATGCTTCACCGAAGTCGACTCTAGCGGTATCCGCCACAGCTAATTGCTTGCTGAAAACTCTGCTATCGTGAAGAGTATGAATCTTTGTCTCTGATCCATCAATCCCTGCCATCCAACCCGTAACCGGATCCCATACCATAGAAGCACTTGGCCCGAGTGAAGATCCAACCGCGCCTTGACTACCACGTTTGATATGAAAACCACCCTTTTCAGGAGCGATGGCGTGAGTAATATCATTATTAAGAACGATTACATTATCTCCGATGTTGACTTCGTTTTGAGTAACGGAGACTGTAGACCCCTTTACATTTAAGTTACCAGCGATGGTGATCGTCGCATTTGCGTCATCAAATGTCACGTCATCTTTAAACGTTTTATGTCCTTCGATATCTTGTGCGCCCGCTGTACGAACGACAGTGCTATCTACAGAAATGAAATTCGAAACGGAACCATCAAAGTCCGTGGAAGATCCTCCGGCCGTGACGATGCTGAGACCACCACCACCGGGAGCATTTAACGCGTTTACTGTAGAATTAGCAGGACCACCCTTACTGTTAGACCCCGCATAATTGACCCCCAACTCGGTATTAGTAATTACTCCGTCGGCGACGCCCACTCTACCATTTGTATCAAACTCCAAAGTGGGATCAAGGTCTAAATCAAGTACAATTGTTCCCCCTAGAGCTAAAGAAGAGATATCTGAATTAATACCGCTTCTAGCATTTACTGTTACAGAACTATTAGCCAACTTAGCATTTGTAATGCCTCCTCCGAGCATGTTATTAGAAATACCTCCAGCCTTTACATTGAGATTTCCACCGGCAAATTCAATAGAGACATTATCAACTTCTCCAGTTTGGATATAATCATTTACTAACTTGTTATCGGTAATTCCTCCGGCGAGGTGAGTATTAGTTACTCCGCCCGCCTTGATTTGAAGATCTGAATTTGCAGCGTCCCACTCTAGTCCACCTAGAGCATCTATCTCAGAAGTCTTTATATAATCTTCCGCCAACTGAGCATCTGTAACACCATTGGCAATTCTATCTACAGGAATAGACGCTAACTGAAATCTGGTTGGCAAGTAACCAGTTGCATCTACAAGATTGAATTTAGGAGTCCAGTCATTTCCGCCAAGAGGAACTGTAACGTCTGCGCCAAAACTAATTGAATTATTTGCAAGCTTACTATTACTAATAGATCCCGCTAACATAGAATCCGTTACCTGACTTGCTCCAATATAGATGTCATCAGTACCTACTGTTAAACCGGCGCCTGCTGTGACATGAACTTCTAGATCGTTTTGAAGAGTTAAATTAGAAGTATAAGCGTTATTAGTATATCCGAGTAAGCCAGATCCAGCGATAATACTCCTCTGCGAAGGAGCGGCTTGTACCCCTTGGGCCAATTGAGTGCCATATCCGTCATTGTCATGGTCATAAAAAAGACCTTCTGCACTTCCCGTCAGAAGGCGACCGCCCACTCTTAATTGATCAACATTAAATACTCTCGCCATTGTAAATTTTCTCCTGTACTTTTAACTACACATCATATTATCGTCACTAGAACTCCAAAAGTAACATTTATTTATTTATTTTTTAAAATAAGTATTAAAAATTATTCAGAAATGGAATGATAATAATTCTCCCCCGTTTTAGGGGCTGCAAAGCATTGAATCTCAAAGGCTTTGTCCTCTGAGTTAGCTGAAGGCTGCAAAACTGGCGAACTGAAAAATACATCACATCCGCTAGATTTGATATTTTCGATCATATAGAAGTACATTTCTTCGCTATCTGGCGGGGCAATTAACGTACATACCACTTTTGGTATATATCCCAAATCTTGACCGAAATACATGAATACATTAGTTGCCCCGTCAGGAATTCTTTTAGAAGCAAAAGCTCCACCACTTTTTATTGCATTATATTCCAATGTGCCATCCGGAATATCGACATCTCTTATGACAGAATCTTGAACCGTTATTCCGGAAATAATAGTAGAATTTCCTACTTTTTCTACTTTAAATAATTCCTTCGGCGTATCGTAAATATCTTTAAGAAAAACGATAGAATTATCTTCGACAGAAAGCTTAGATTGCTGTGCGGGAAATATTATGCTATCTCCAGCTAAATATAAATCTTTAAATGGCGCTGTAGACGACCCTAAATCAAACTTGTTCGCCTCCGCCGGTTTGAGGCTGCCGCTTACAATAATATCCCCGTCAACCCTAAGGTTTCCATTCTTAATGTGAAGTTTTTCTTCTGGCTGAGAATGTCCAATTCCAATATAATATTCATTATTTGATGCATTTTCAGAGAAGGTTATACTCTTCGAAACAGGATCAATATTGATTAATGTTGCGCTCTCATCTTTTACTAAGAATGAAGCAGCGTTCCCTCCTTCGGCATCCCCAGAAAGAATGAATTGCCCCTTGTTGATTACAAGTGCTCCGCCACTTATCGTAATCTTATCGGAAGCCTTATCATAAAAAACATTATCTGCCCCAGCAGTACTACCCCCGTCGTTGTACTGAATACTCCCCGGAATTCCAAAAGCGGCTGTATCCTGTCCGGCTGGACCCTGTATACCCGGCAACTGCATACCAATGGTCATCCCGTCTTGAGCAGTGACAGTAGTGCTTTGTCCAGAAAGCAAAACTGATACGTCTCCGCCAGTGAGCGGTTTTACACTAGTAGCATGTTGGCCAGATAGAACAACATCTACGTTGATTCCTGTAGGTGAATAAGGCATTCTAAAGGGTCATGTCAGTAACTTCTGGGTGAATGTTTACTCTACCATCAAGTAGCTTAGCTACATATCCGGTATTGTTGTACATTTCTATATCATAAACTCCTACCGTTACTGGTAAGGTAGCTGTATCTGCCGCGGAGATACTTATTCTAATTTTTCCATTTGCCGAATCAATGACGACAGGGGAAAGAGATAATAGATAAGTAGAATCAGAATATTTAGATTTTATAACTCCACGGAGATTATACCCAAGAAGGTTTACCGCAGTATTATCTTCATTTTTTGCAGTTAAATCTGCAATGAAAGAAGACCCTCTTACAATGTCTAAGTTATAATTTACAAGCATAATATCCATTGGATATTACACTAAATAAGAAAGTTTTTGAAGAGTTTAGATCTATTGTAAAAGTCTTCTTACTTCTTCTTCGTCAACATTTTTCGTAGTCCAAGTGTGATTCGTTGGCTTTTGATAAGAAGATACGTGTTTTTTGAATTCTCTTACTAATCTAGCTTGAAGTTCAACCCTATTATCAATAGGTAAAAGTCCTAGTCTCTGAGCGTGAGCTTGCAAATCAGACTTATTCATACCATTAATATCGCTCTCATACGATTCTAGGTCGAGGGTCTTATATTTCCCCAACCCATCATCACCCCACACTTGTTCCAAGGTGGTTGGTTCAACAGTCTCCTGCATCCCATGAGTTTGATTTAATTCTGTTACCTTTTTCTTACTTGCTCTCTTTTTTCTTGGCATAACCTTATTCCTTATAATTGGATCTTAGCCGATACTGTGTTCAGTTTACTGGGTTCGAGACGGCATAGCCCCAAATTAGTACGCTGCACCGACACAGTAATCCAATACTGTTATCGCCGCTTTTTTAATTACGGCATCTATATGTCGCCATATAGTTCGGACTATATCTTCGCTAATAAGCGTTGGGCGCTCGTGGGCGGGTTATTGTCGGGTCTCACCGCCTAGTCTCTACACCTTCCAGAGTATCAGTACCCCCTCTGGCTTGGCTCGGTATTGTCTCATAGAGAGTTCCACCGAATTCACCCAATATGGCCAAATTTTCTTATATTATATATACATCTAATAAACCTAAAAGTCAACCTTAATATTGACTATAATTCATAACTGTATGCTCCACTAATTCCTCCTGTAGAAGTCCATTGATCCTCTTCGCACTTATGTACGCACCAGTCTCTAACAGCAATGAAGCTGCCCATACCAGCTGTTCCAGAGGAATAATAATAAAGGGGCAACTGTTCCACTTCAACAGGTATTTTAATTTTAATTCCAGAACCCGGTATATAATTTGCACTATCCAGAGAACTAGTAGAAGTGGGATCAACGATATTAATTCCCTGACCCATTCCTTGATGATTTCTACATTGATAATATAAAGTGCTTGGTGCATCCATAGGAACCCTAAATACAGTCATCGCGTCAGAAGTATTCACGCCATCCCCTTCTAAATATCCCTTCATCGCTTGTACTTCACAGAATATACCGCTACCCTTGTCTCCTCCACTTGAATCTGTGCCGATATATAAGGGGTGTCCACTATTTGATACGTCGGACTGATCGAACCTATACTCTGATCCCCTCTTCATGGTTAGAATTGGCTTATGAACCCCGTCTAGATAAAAAGCTGTACCGTAATTAGGGCTACCCGTAGTTGCAACCTGATATGTAACAGTTTCATGCTCTATAAATCCTTGGTTACCAGAGATATACTCTGTTCCAGATCTATAGACATTTCCTAAAATATCGAACCATTCAGAATGAGTACCGTCCCTGACAGTACTGAGCCTAAAGTCATATGGTAAATATTCCCCACTGAACCCATCGATAGAATTGCCACTTTCTTTAGGCCAAGGATCAACGAATCTAAATACATATTCTGTACCAGAAGCATTAAGCACCCCTAGCGCTGCTTCGTCTCCATTTAAGGCGAATTCGAAAGACGGAGTTTCTCCTGCTCCAGTGGGAGGCAGAGAGACATTTATAACCTTGGGAGAACAACTTACGTCACTCGGGGGAGAGTAGTATACATTGTTTGCCTCATATTTCGTGTCTAACTGTAAGCCTCCAGCTGCAGCAGGTACAGTTCCAACGTTATGCTTGGATCTAACCTGTATTTCAAAATTCTCAAATACTATAAAAGGATGAGGCTGTTCAGCTACCCCGAAATCGTCATAAGTTATTGTCTTGTGATCTTTTACATGAGTTTTCCAGTAGGTCGCATAATAAGACTGGTAAGCTGCATTAAACTTTACATCCTGTTCGTACCGTTTCTTTCCAGCGGTATCTGTTGAAACAAAACCAAATGGATAGTTATTCTTTACATCTTCAAAAAGAGCAAGAGCTTGTGTATCATTGAAGGATTCTTCTCCTCTGCCTCCATAGTAACGATAACCATATTGTCCGTATTTTTCGGTGCGTTCTGATTCATCTGTAAATCCGATTCTTTCAATAGTTTTTAATTCAACTGGTTTTAGATAAAATCTTGGAGTATCATCTGTTGCAAGATTATGAGAATCTTTATTAAAATATAAATGACATACGAACTTAACCGCTCTATTTATTTTGTTTGTTTTAAAGCTCATTAATATCCTCCTCCTGCACCAAGCTCTTCATCTGTAAAGGTGTAATTCGCCCATGGGTCACTCATTGGATTTGTATTGGGAGACTCTTCTGCCTCATATCCCTCAAGCCCAGTGCCGTAATATACTATATCAGCTTCCTTATCGGCTGCGGCTGATCCATAATTATAATTAGTAAAGTAAGTGGAGCCTCCGTGCGCTTTTGATGCTCCATCATAATACATGGGAGAGTCCCAAGGATTAGCTACAGTACCCTGCATGGCTCCAAGCTTTTCATTATTTTTAAAGTCTACGTCATCATATATATTTTGTGCAACTCTTTCGAGCATCCTATCAAATCTCTTTTTAACATTGTTTGTTGATTTGCAGCCTTTATATACTAAGTAATCGTTTAATTTTTTATGCGCAGCTTTCTCCGCCCCCTTGATAGCGTTTCTTACAGAATACTCATAATTTTTACTTATTGCTGTTCCTGAAAAGTCTGCGCCAAAATCTATTTCGAGATGTTTAGTTCCATTGTCTACAATTGAAATTGCTCCATCCCAACCAGCATACTTAGGATTAAATGACCAGCATTCTATCCTGACGTATCCTCCCGAAGGAACGATCCCATCCCATTTTCCGCTTAGTGGTACTTTATTTTGAGTTTGTTTCCAATAGTAATTAGCCAAAGCTGTATGTTGAACTTCCGCGCTATAAGTTTCAAGAGTAGTCGTACTGTTTAAATCCGTATACTCATAGTCATGATCGTTACCTAAATATTCCCCAGATTTAATCGTTATGAATTTAGAGCTTAGACCAAATACATTATCTCCATTTGTGACCCCTAATCTTCTATCTTTAAAAGTATCCCAGCCTTCTGAATATACAGTTCCAGTTGGCATAGTTCCACTGGAGTCATAAAAACCGGTCCAACAATAATGATCTAAACCTGCGTCATATTCAATAATTTCATGAGGAGACACATATACTATAGTTTCTTTACCGGGAATTTTTCTAGTAACCAATTGTCCACTAGGGCCTGATACTTCTGCGTTTTCAAAGTTTCCAGTTTTTACAACGATGACATCATTTATCATTTCAATGTCTCTGGTGACTTTCAATTTAACCGGATAATTATAGGGTCCGAATTGATTTGTTTCGATATATGGATTTGCCCAATTTTGACCCAGAGCTTGTGTAGTGAAGTGAAAAACCCTTTTATCTGCGATCAATTGCTTAACGGTTTTCTTAACTCGTTTTGGTAGGTGTTTAAACCTATCCATATCTTCTATGATAAATTTTCTTACAGTTCCTTCTAAAATAGCAAAAGCATGTTTTATTCTAAATGTTTTTTTAGCTGTAGTCTTATATACTTTATCTACATTATTTGGAAAAAACTGGATCTCTGTATTATCGTCTAATTTCTCCCCAAAATAGAAAGTCTTATTCTTATATTTTTCAAAGAAAAGATCATTGCTAGTTGTATCTACGAAAGAAATAGCTTCAATACTGCCATCGTCAAAGACCTTGACTGGGGGAGCTCCATCTGGAGAAATGAGCTTAAATTTCCTTTGATCTTCCGGTTTAGACCCTATGTTATATTTTGTAGCCATTTTGAAGACTCTACGCTTAATTCTAATTTACACAATATTATAGCCTTAGTATAAGTAAAAAACAAAAAAAAACTCAGGGGCGAACCCCTGAGTTGTGGTTAAGATGTTTTATCTTAGAATGTTAGGACTTGACAGTAAGTCCGGCAATTGCTCTGGAATCGATGCATACTCTGCCCTCTTCCAAGAATCCCCAGAATCCCACCTTGTCAGCACGAACATTGAACTGGTCGTCAGACATTACGGAGAAGGTTCCTCCGCTATCATGCTGGCGAGCAACCGGGCGAATAAACGCGCCTCTGCTGCCGTCAACGCCGATAAGGATCTGATGGCCAACGTCAGTAAATGCTGCGCTTCCGCCGATCAAGTTCTTACCAGATGCGAATGTCGTAAACAACTTGTTATATTTCTGTCCGTGACCAAGCTCCAACAGATCGTGAATTCTCACGCCGTAAAGCTCAGACATGCCAGCCGAGCGGAAGATGCCTTCGCGCAGGTTATCGGGAAGAGGGACCGAAGTCGAGCCAATCTCGTTAACTGCGTTATAAGCGAATCCTCTGATGTCTTCTTTGATCTCAGGGCTGACGAACATATCAGTCAATCCGTAAGAATCAACCGTAGGTGTTCCACCTGCCCAAGAAGCGCCCAAGCGTCTCATTAAGGTCATAAGTCTGCTCATGTCAGCGACATTGAGACTCTTACCAGAGTTGAGGGAGCCAGTATTGATAACGTGCGAACCAGCAAGTGGTGCGCCCGAACCAGTAGTGGTGGCTTCGGCGAGAGCACGAAGGATTACCGCCCACGCATTTCTCTCTTGCTTAAGCAGAACCTCTTGCGCCATGCGCTCGAGAGCTTTGCTTACAATATCAAGACGAGACTTGCGAGCATACTTTTTCATCCAGCTAACAGCGCTGTCGATGCGGTATGTGGAGATTTTCATCTCTTTCACACCTTCGACTTGCGCGGTCGGCATGCCACCAGCCATTGACTGGGACCACACCGAAATGTAGCCTTCATTCTCATTGTAATATAAATCTAACGGATACGAAGGGGAATCATCCTCATCGAACTCGGAGTCGTTAAAGATCATACCTGAAGTGGAAGCCTGAGCGATAACCTTCTCGATTACCGGCCCCAAGAAAGCGGCGAACGCTTCTGAAGCTTCAGCAGCAACAACTTGATCTTTAGAACCGAGAGCTCTGATTAATTCAACTTGTTCCGGAGTATTTTTTAATTTTAACATAATATTTTTTCTCCTAATTTCTAATTGATTAGAGTTCTAGTTTAAGCAGAACGTCTCCGGCGTTAGCGCTACCTGCGGCAGCGACTCCACCCAAAAGTTCTCCGATTCTGTGCATGTCAGTCGGTACATTAGAGCCCCAAGCAGAAGGTCCAACGAGAATGCCACCGTCATCGGTAGAATATACGTCTTTTCCTGCAGCAGCTAAACTGTCCGCGTCCACGATCCCGTTTACAAGTACGAGACCCCTAGTTAAAACGGGAACTGCTTGTCCGCTCAACGCGACTTCCATCTCGTGAGCTTTCAGCGGGTGCCAAATAAGCTTTTCGCCGTTTTCGTCGTATTCCTTCACATCATAAAGCAACATACCCAACGGTGCAATTGAATCACCAGAGTTGGTTAATGTAACGCGAGCATCTACACTCCAACGATCAGAGATCGTGTGATTGTAGCTGTTGTTGATGGAGGTAGTCGAGAGATCATCAGCCAGATCTAACCCTTTATTCGCTACTAAACGGACCATTTGACCTCTTTCAACATAGTTGGTAAGGTCTACTACTCCGTCGTAGGCAAAAAGGTTGATGACGTCATTCTCATGTAATTGTCTGAATGGTCTTAGTTTTGCCATAATTTTTTTCTCCTTAGTTTAATTTTTATCTTTTGTTTGAGATTTCGAATTGATCCAGACCAAAGGCAGCGCGATATTTCTCATAAAGAGAAGCCTCGGTTGCTTCCGAACTGGATGGAATGTCCTCAGAATCTTCCTGAACGTTGTCCAGTACATCTTCTGCGGTTTCTTTATCGTTAGCTTCAGCTTCTACGGCTTCTTCAGTCTGCTTTTCAGCTTTCTGAGCTTCCGCTTCTTCCTTAGCTTTCTCCTCAGCGATTACCTCTTTATTCTTGGCGCGCAATAAAACGGCCATTTTCTCGCGGTAATCGGAGAAACCTTGTTCGTCGAGATCCTTGATGTCAGAAGCGATAACTTTACGATCTTCATCGTTCAGTTCGTACTCTTCGTCCATGGCGGACATTCGATTGTTAAATTGTTCTTGAGCCTCTCGTTCCTCGTCTGCTTGTTTTAGCGTATTTAACTCGGACTTAACCGATTCAAACTCATCAGACATCTTTGATTGATCTGCTTCTAATGCTTCAGATTTAGTCTTAAGCTCATTAATAGCTTCGTCCTTCTCCGTTAGCTGTACAGAATAATCGTCTGAAGCCTTTTTGAGTTCTTCCTCGATAAAGTCAGAAATCGCTGAAGCAGATAAGGTCTTCAGAGTCTCCTCATTGATATCAGATAGTTTTTCGATTTTCATAAGCTTCTTATCCTTTTTTACATTTATTTCTTGACTTTGAGAACTATTTTTTTGTTTCCCGTCCTCTTCTGGATTTATATTAGTATTATTTTCAATTTCTGCAAGAATAACTGATTTTTTTGTAGCAACTCCTTCGACTTCAGCCGCTGGGTTTTCAGTGAGTCCTATGCCCAAGGGGACAACCCCTCCGACCACATAACGGTAGACTGCTCTGCCGTCATCTAACACTCCTTCTCCCCCATTAGACCTTAAATGGTCTTCTAGAGATTCTACTTTATTTTTATCATTTATGATCTCGGCATTTTCTAGATTTTTATCTGATCCGTCAATAACAGCCAGATTATACTCTGAAAAACCGAGTTCCCAACTCGCAGAAATTAATAGGTAATTTTCACTGGTAGGATCGCTGGCATCCTCAATTAGGTCTGCCAAGTCGCTATTTACGACTTTCCATATTACCCCGCCCAATGTTACATTAAATGGGCCTTTTAAATCTTTTACTTGTTCTTCCGTCAAGGGCCTGTCGGTTCCAAACTCGCTATAACCAGCGTTAAGAATAGTCCCTATAACCCTATCTCTATTGTGTTCAATGTTAATTGGCTTATTGATGAAGGACTGAGCAATACTAATTGCAGTTTCCCCAGAAATTACATCGCCATTCTTATTAACCCGATTAGCTACAAACGCATTAAATGCTACAGGCAGCAAGTCTACATTAGCGTCCGTATCAATGTCTGGCACAAAATCACCTACTTTTTCAAGCGAGGCTAATGCCAAATACTTATCTTTTTCTTCAGATACTAAAGGTTTAATACTTGAACTAAAAATTGTTGTATACATATGTTCTTTCATTTATACCTCCTCAATGCTGTAATGAACCATGATAGTATGTGTTGTGCCTCCGGAAGAATCCACTGTTAGGCCTTTGTTCTCCGCAAGGGCTAGTGGGGCAACAAATCCGGTATGACCCTCTGTTACCTTGAGGATAAGATTACTGCTGTTATAGTCGCCCTCTCTAATGAATTCGGAACCGCCTTCAACTACGATGTCCCAAATTAAAATCTGTTTTCCTGCGCCCGGAGCATCAATGAAAGTTGAAGTAAGTACTCCCGCATTTGCAAACTTACGTAATTTAGGTCTTCTATATCCCGTGTGTCTATAATTCATTTTTAGTAGTCCAGTTCGATTTTTGTATATTTTTCTAAATATAGTTCTTGTGTGTTTTTAAAATTATAATTTAATCCATACTTTTTGATGTCTTCTCTAGTTTGATCAAAATCTTCTTGAATAGGGCACCAAGATGCACCAATATCTATGAATTTATTAATATTAATTCTCTCAGACTTGCCTCTTCTATTGTCTCCGCTCTTCATTCTCAAGAACATATTAACTTTGGCCATGGCCCAATCTCCACATGTCTTTTCTGGGAATTGCTCTTGCCAGTTCTGGCTATCATAAAATATATTAGCACCATTGAGGTACACCTCTCTAAGCTGGTCGACGTTCACTCTTGATGGTTGATTCTGCTCGTTATATCCTTTTACTTTATCCTTAAGAGCTTCGAGCACGCTTCCTGAAAAACGGATAACCTCTTGATCGTTATCGACGGAGGGTCCTTCTGCCTTCCCCTCTTCGGGGAAAGATTGTCCAGATATTTCAAATTCAAGATCTTGCATGTCGTAAGTAAATTATTCCTCTTTATATACTACACCATTTTACATAAAAAAAAGAAAAAACTTAATCTTTTATTTTTAAAAGAAAGATCATATCTATTACTGTATCTTCACCATGAAATTCCTTTGCGTTATCTAGTGGATATACGACCCAATGATATTCTCTACTAAAATACTTCCCATGTACTAATATTATAGCTACATCTGTTTTGGGGTCAAGATTATTTATATCTTTAACCCGAATTAATTCAACATTATACTTCTCGCAAATATACTTAATCTCACTGGGCCAAGTGATACAAATCGCATCTCTATGAAAAAAGGCTAGAGCTTCTTTGCAGGCCATACCCTTCCCCTGAATCAGTTGACTTATTTCTTTTCTATCAAAAGGTTTTATGAAGCAGTAGATTACTCCATCGTGTGGTTTTGACCAAAATGAATTAAGAGCTTTCTCCAAAGCTTTTGGCCCGCATGAATAAAAATGTTCTTCATAGAACCCCTCTGGGTTTTTTTCGTGCCCATTAAACGTGCCGCATCCAATTGGAAGTATGGCAATTGCCGCGGCTATAAAACGGGCTAACCACTTTAGCTTTCCCATGTAATTTATTACACCTTATTATCATGTATCTAAAAATTGTTCGTATTCAGTCCCTTTTAATGTATCGCATGCTTCATCAAAATTTGAGATAACATCTTTCATCTTTTTCGATTCTTGCTTGAGCGTTGAGGGCTTTAATTCGCAATCGCCTTCTACGCCAAGAAAGGAGAGAATTCTTTTACCTTCGCTTTGTGGGTCTTTGATTACATCTTCATAATAGACTCTTAATACTTTTTCTCTTATGCAGAATCTCTTTTTGAAATTGAGCTCATGTTTCTCTTGGAACCATTTCGTATATCCGAAAAACCTCTTAGCATTAAACTCTACTTTAAAATCATTTTGTTTTAATTCTTCCTGACTATACATTTGCCACTTACAAGTCTTATTTGCTTTTAGTTGAGATACAAAAACATGTAAAGCGTTTCTTCTCTTAAGATAAATGAATCTTTTTATAGTATTATCTTTTTGAAGACGGTCCCATAAATCATTATGTTTATACCCGGGCTCCTCTTCGCCCGCAGAGTCTTTCTTCACTCTAGTTTGATAAGCTTGAATCATTAAGCCGTTATATTCTCTATAAACCTTATTCAATAGCTGCCTAGTGTTTAGCCCATAATACCTTCCGAGCGCTGAAGGTTTCATTTTTGGATGCCTCGCCTTATTCCTTGAACCTTCTCCTGCTTCATTTAAATGCATCTCTATAAGTACTTCTGGAGAAATAGAGACTTGCTCGTGAGAGTTAAGAAGTCCCCTCAGATAATGCGATCCATTTCTAGGCATAGAAACCAAGACAAACTTCTCAATGTCATTAGTCATCTAACCCCCTTCGAAACCTAATGAGCTTCCTTATCGCTAATTTAACCTCTTCATCTATATGCCTATCAAGAAGAGAGTCATAACTTATATCCTTGTTTCGATCATGAGAAATAGATATGGGAGTATAGTCCTTAGGATCAAAGGTAATATGTAGAGTTACAAGATTACTTTCATCACGACTCAAAGCTACTTCGTGATTCTTTTTAAATTCCAATCTAGAAGTCGCGTCCTTGGTTATGAAGTATCTTTCCATCTTCTTTTCGAAGTTTTCGTTTTTCCAAGCAAACAATCCATTCTCTTGTCTTTCTAGATCAATATCCGGATCAAAACCCTTTATACATTCATACCTTGTTACGTATTGCCTGTTCGCATATTCTGAATGATAAATATGATCTACTACGACTGGTAAGTAAGATACCCTACCCCGTACTTCTTCCCAACACTTATGATGATATTCTTCTATTTTTTTTAAAAGTGGTGGACAATTTTTTGCTATGACCTTTTCAGTTAGCCAATTTAAAAATGGACTATCAGGAGGAGTAATGCTGCAGGCAAAGATAATAGTATCATTTCCCCCAGCTATATCGTAATCAAAAAATTTTATTTTATCTAACACCTCTCTCTTAGCTGCCCAAGCTAATCCTACATGAATATTTTTTTGTTGAAAAAGGTCAGGGGATTCTGTATACACCTTAACAGCGGTTTCTCTTACATGGTCGACATCTCCGTTATTAGTTAAAAATCTATATATATTACCAATCTGTATAACATTAAATCTATCTAATAATTTATTAGCCTCCATGGCCCAATTATTGTTATGTATAACTATATCTGCATCTAACCAAGCGACATTCGTGACATCATCAGGAAGACGTTTTAAAGCATAATTAAACATAGCCTCTTTATGCCAGAGGACGCTATCAGATTTTAATCTAAAAGTTTTTTCGCTTGAAGGAAGCTGGAAATCATCATTTTTAAAAGCTAATTCTACAGTATACAAATCCACCCCTTGATTTCTAAGGCTTTCAGCGAATCTATCGTACGCAAATTTTACCAGCTTACTCTTAGAGTAATTAAAGTACGTGGTAATTACTGCCAACTTATTCATTTCTTTATATTATAGCATATTAGTGATCAATGCTACAACAAAACCTAAACTAATTCCCAGTGCGCTTGATAAAGCAATTATAATATAATCTCTTACATCTAATCTAGTAGACGCGCACGCTTTTTTTCTCGCGGGGGTTTTTGTCTTCATAGAGGGGGTCTTGTATCTGTATATCCACCAGTTTCCGTTTTTATCTTCCACTGCCCAATCGGTTTTTGTTCCCATCCACCAATGGCCATCTTTGTCCACTTTAGTAAGTCTCATGCGAAATAGCTTCCGATTGAGCAAGTGTATCCTGATCGACAGGAGGAACTACTCCGGGCTTTGGTGGCCAATGCTTTATAGCTTTTAAATATTGAATAAGCTGATTAAGAATGGCGCTTTGTTCGTCTATCGTTATAGATTGTTTTTCGATAGCTTTTCCTTGGGCGTGTATTACTTCTCCCTGAAAGTCAGAAAATTCCCCCTGATCTTTGATAACATTATTAGCCTTATTTAATTTAGTATTATAATGCATCTGCATAAGAATTTTTTCTTTTTCAGATTTGAGTAGGGCGTTTCCCCAAGACTCGTTATTCCATAAAGAAAAAAGCATAAACCCTATCATTAAAACAAGCGACAGACAAACGTGGCTGTGATACTTTAGAACTTTACCCCAAAACACAGCCCACGCTTCCGAGAGAAAACTTAAAATCTTTTTCATAGAAACCTCCAAACTTAATTACACCCCATTAATGCAGTGTAATCAACTAAGTAGAAAAATGCAACAATATATGTCCAAAACTGACCTAGAAAGACTCCACCTAAAAAAGTGGAAAGAATATAAGAATTTAAAAGAAAACGGAGACGAGTATTCAAAATTATTTGCTCAACACGCAATGTTAACAATTAAATCCTTGGAATCAGATATTAAAGATCATTTTTCCAAGAAAAAGGTATCTTAATATAAGTGATAGAAGACGAATTAAAAGAGAAAGTTTTGTATCAGGTTTCAATAGCGAAAGCCCATGGCGTGGATTTTAATGTTGAGAAAAGGCAAGACGATATAATTATGATTGGTAATCCAGAGACTAAAAAAGTAGCCGTGATGGGATCTACCGAAGTCAACGGAACAGAAGTCTTAGTGGCTTATTTGGTGAATGTACAAAAATGGAATTGGGCCGACGACGAAGGGTTTTCTAAAGAAGAAATTCTTAAACATTTTGCTAAAGAGATTTTTACATGGATTTCAGTAGACGATGTAGCTAAAGAATTAATGAGTTAAAATTATATCGTGCCAGAAACTCCGATATCTAAACCGTCAAAAGAAAAATTTAAATCGCTCGTTTTGGAATCACCAATACCCTCAGAATAAGAAACGCTATTAAATACAGCCTTCTTAATATCCCAAATTGAAAGAATTTGATTGTTATCGTCTTTAAATGTAGCGTTAATATTATACCTTGCGTCCTCATACATGAACGAGCTAAGATCACCAACCGTCTTATCATCGCATTTCATTTGAAAACTCGCTTCTCCCTCTATAGGATACTTGATTCTTCGATCGTCAGGGATTTTGTGCCCCAATAAATTAACGGGCTCTCTGTCTACTGAAAGAGATAAATTAAATGAATTTATTTTATCATTTTCTAAATTTAATACCCCTGACGCTAAAGATGAGTCTGTGGTTATCTGGACTGTAGCCTGAGAAGGTAGAAGCATTTCTCTTACTTCTGTTACTACAATATCTTTAATTAAAAAGCTATCGGCGGCTGACGCCGCAAATTGATTCGTGGGAGGACCGGATGAATATGCAGCTAAAGGGTAAAAATAAAGATAAACAGAATTAGCGACAACCTCAATATCAAAATCTACCCACGTCCCCAAGCTTACAGAAGTATAGCTTGAATATGTGTCATGCCACGGCTGCAGGTATGATATCGCGCCGGGTCCCACATATATCATCATCCCGTGGTAATTACCCCCTCCAGTACCAATATAAAATTTGCCTGTTATTCTATATTTTTTTCCTATCTCAAGCAGGGCAGAGCTATATCCGTCATGCGAAGCGCTATTAGTACTTCCGTTAACCTTAAGCGCGTCGGTTACGCTCCCTGCTGTTTGACCGTACGAAAGATTGTCGTCTCTCGCTCCCCAGCCATCAAGACCAGCACTAAAATCTGAAGTATAAACATAACTCTCATCATGCCCCAGAGGAATATTAACAGATTTATTGCTTAGGACATTTCTGTTCTTCTTATTGAGAATGGGGATGTTTGCTGGCTGAGAAGTCGTAGCGCTTTCTGAAAGTTGAATGAATCCAGCATTTTCTCCCACATAAGATACCTTAGAAACGGGAAAGCTTCCGACATTTAATTCGTAAGAATAACTTTGCAGATAACAATCGGTATAATAAGTTACGCTTTCTAATTGTGCATAATCAGTATTACTATTATAATCTATTCCTTCATCTGCGGTAATTAAATAAAAATTTTTTCGATAATGATCTGAATCAGTTCTATCTAACGCGTCCCCCAAAAAAGTCCCGTTTTCGTCAGACACATTAAAACCTAATAGGCTTTCGTTATTAAATGATGACGAATAATAATTTAAATTTAAACCAACTGATAGTTTTCCGTCATTTTTATAGCTTGCAACAGATTTCTTTCCTAATGATAAAGTAACATTTCTGTCTACAGTAAAATCATAATCTATAGACTGTATCCTAGTGAAATTGGGGGATTGTATATCGTTAGCGTAGGTAACCCCATTTTGAAATGCGGGCCCTGTAAGTACTCCCTCATTTGCATAGATTATCCTATTTCTCATCGTTAGCCTTGCTTAGGTATAGAACACTAGCTAGATATTCATCAACCTGATGTTCGTAAGCAATCTCTAAAATTTCTTTTACTCTCTCTGGATTTTTATCTGTGGGATCTTTGAGATATTGCCTTATCTTCCTTACTCCCCAATCTTTTGGATCTTCATTAGCGACAATAGCTTTAGTGATTTCGCCTGCTATACCTTCCTGATGTTCGCTGAGCTTTTTAAGTTTATGCTCTTTCATAAGTTGAGCTTCTACTTTATTTTGAAGCTTTTGAATCTTTAAAAAGCTATCTGAAACTTTAGAAATTAAGAAAGCCTTACCCTGCCCCACGGGAGTGACCTTCTTTGTAGTCTGCGGAGAGGACGATCCTCCCGGTCTACCAGATTGACCTTGAGGCTTTGCTCCAGATTTTTGCGGAGCCGAACCCCCGGGCTTTGAATTCTGTTGGGCTTGCTTTTTCTCATCAGATTTCATTTTTTCCTTATTCATCTTCTCTTGAGATTTAAGGTTTTCATTCTGAAGTTCCATTTGCCCCTCGTGAGTCTTATCTACCAATTGTTTTTGAGTCTCTGGACCACCGAGAAGCGGCTCATACAGACCCTTATCTTTGAGCTTCTTAAATTCTTGTTGAGATTCTTGAGACTCCTCTGAGTTGGGCAGTCTACCTGTATCTAGGGCCACTAGCCCTTCTTCTGGAGTTAGGACGCCTACCTCAACAAGTCTCGCGTATATACGTTGTAAATTAACATCTGAATTTAGAGTTATCTCGTCGAAATAAGCGGTAGGATAATTCTTGAACCCAAGGTCTTTGGCTACCCTTTTAATTTCTGGCTGTAAAAATTCATTTAGAAACGCTTGTCTAGCTTGCCTTAGTCTACCTAAAAAAACTTGAATCTTAAGATTTTGATTAGCATATCTTTCGCCTCCCATACCTCCGCCACCAAATAACATATTATTTAACCCTAGCGCGATATCTTGATCAACCACTTCATATTTTTTAGGATCGAGAAGGTCGCCCACTTTCGGTAAAACAAAGTCGGCTTTAGTTGTATAATCTGCGATTAAAACTCTTCCCACAGATTCATTTTGAAAAAGAGCCTGCATTGCTTCTAAATTCTTTTGGTTAATTCCTCCCTTGTCTGGTTCAGCGCCCATCGTTACCAAAAGGATCGCTTGCTGCATGGTTCTAGCTACAGCCATATCCATCTTTTTAAGTTCTGATTTCCAATTAAGATCATCTAAGACTGTGTACCCCATAGGTACAGCTAATGGTTCGTAATCTTGACGTTTATAGAAGATAGCGGATAGTCTGTTATTATCCAAAGGAAACTTAACATGTGTCTGAGATTTATTTTTAATGAGCTCTTTAGTCTCAGAGTCCAAATGATTAAGAACTTCTTCATCCTCTTTAGTCCTAGGATTTCTAAGTCTTTCTAATTCATATCCAGTTAGAGTTTTATAATATACCCCCGAAGAAAAAGTTATATTTCCGGCTTTTTGAATATCTGCAGGATTGAGTACAGTATATCTAGCCGGAACTTTACTACCCTTTTGACCGAAGGTTTGTGTTATTTTCTTAATATCCGAAGGCGCAACTGTTGCGTCAAATCTATATAAGAATACATTACCTGATCTATAATATTCTCTAAAGAATTTATCTTGTAAATCCCACAAATTAATCTTATTGAATAAAGCCTCGAAAAACCCCCTAGACTTTAAACTACCTTCTCTTAAGAAAATATTAGTGCAAGAAAATTCTGTCATTAAATCAATAGTATGTCTAAATACTCCGAAATTGTAATAAGCCTTCTGACAGAGCATTACAGCGTCTTTAACGTCCATGTCGGACGTCTTACTCCCATACCCGACTTGACTATAATTAAACGGAACTATACCCTTTTCGATGTTGATAAATCTATCGCTTCTTTCTAAACCGCTACTAACATTTCTTCTTGATTTTGTAGAAGCAGAAGAAGTGTGGACCATTAAAGGGTTCGCCTGCTCATCAGGTGTCTTTTTTGCCACTGTTTTCTTGGGCGTTTTAGCTGGTTTAACTGCTTTGGCTTGTTTTAATGGTTTTTTCATTCCTTTGAAATAAATTTACACAATTTTTAGACTTTTTGCAAGTTTTTTATCCTATCATTCTCGGAGAGAAGCCAATATTAGCCTCAACGGATACTTCTTGCATATCAAAATAGCATTTTGTTGCCCAAGTAGCAAGCATTAATGTAGTATAATTATCTCTTCTAGCTCTATGCTGAGAGCCATCCTTCTTTAAATGTAACGGTAAATCAAAGGTTTGTGTTCCTCTAGCTGTGCTCTTTACTTCAATTAATGCACACTGTTTTTTGACTTGATAAATTAACGAATCCTGAGTTTCAATAAAGTCTAAGGCAGAAGACTCGTTAACATGCTTTAGATTAACCTTTTGATTAGCATATCTATCAAATACAGAAGAGTTAGCAGATACCCTTGATCCAAACCAGATTCGTTTCCAATCTATACTCGCTTGTAAATGTTCGTTAGCTCTCCTAATAAAATCCGAAGTAAATACCTGTTTAAAACAAATCTTACCTTCTTGTTTATTATATTCTCTTTTAGATTTTTTTAGCATTAGATCGTAATCTAAGCCCTCTGCATCGCTTTCGAAATCGAGCCACTTAAGATCAATCTTAGAAGATTTAAATAATTGATTTTCATTGCAACTATCTATGAATTGATAGCCTGCATTATCGATAATGATCATCTCAACATCGAAGTTAGTTAATATATGATGCATATATTGTATATGGTCTTTTAGGTTGCCTCCTGCTACTGCGTAATTATGGACAAGTATGCTGTGTTTTTTTTCTTCATCTAATTCCATTACCGCTATAGCGAAAAAGTCAGAAGTAGGACTATTACTAAAACTTGGGTCAATCGCTACAATATATTTCTTACCCTTATCGCCCACTATTTTGGTTGTAGGCGTTTCGCCATCGGGTATAGTGCATTCGTGCATTTTTTTTGCACTAAAATAAGAATCGCTCCCGTCCGTAAATTGAGCACAATATTCCCTTTGAAAACTTGAATGACTCTGTCCACCTTGTTGAGCTTCGTCGATAATAGTCGTATCGATCATATGATTAGGCAAAGCCTCATAGCCCATTTGAGATATAAAATAAGAAGCATCTTCTTCTACTTTTTCATCATAGATATTCTCCATCCATTCTCTATAAGTTTTATATAAATTTTCAAACGTATAGCTTGCAGAAGATAAAGCAATCATCTTAGAGTTGTTCTTAAATTCTGTTCTATGCTCTTCCTTCATTGAACCTTCGGCTATCAGCTTATCTTCTATCTCTCTAATCTCCAATCTCTCTTTCATGTCTTGAGGCGCAACCAAAAAAGGCATAAGCACGCTTTTAATTATATCTTCTGGAAGCAAAAGATATTCGTCAAGAACTAGAATATTAGCGCGAAAACCACGAATTTTTTCGCCATTAAGAGGTATAGCTGTGATAGTTCCGTTGTTAATTTGCCATTCAAATTGATCATTCCTTTTCACTTTTGCGCCAAATGCTTGAGCTAATAGTTCAGCGCCCTCTGACTCAACGATCTTCTCTAAGTTGTTAAAGATAAACCTTGCGGTTCTGAATGTCGGACCCGCTACGAGTATTTTAGTGCCGGGATTAAAAACGCATTGCAAAAAACAAAAAACTGAAGCTATAAAAGTCTTACCACAACCACGACCCCACACACACATAGAAAAGTTTCGATTCATTAACCCTTTAAGGGTAATCTCTTGAAAAGGAGCGAGTTTAATTCCTGATATTAATTCAGTTGTTAAACCGAGGTTCGCATTAAGAAATTTAGCTAAAGATATTTTAGCTTCTTTATCTTCAAGCTCACCTTTTAGAGCTCTAAACTGATCGTTTACATCTCCTAAGTCTGTTTCATATTTTTCAGGACAGTGCCACATACTATTCTCTAGATAACTTTACTATTTCTTTCTGTACTCCTCCTAGGCGAGCAGCAAACCCCCCGAAACTTGACCCTTCGGAAATATATAATTTTTTACATTCACTGAGTAAGAATAAGTCTACAACAGCGTCTTCCATATCTGTCATTCTGAAATGCTGATACTCTTGACGACTCTTGTTAACATTTTTATGTTCTTCTCTGTATCTTATTCTCATCGTTTCTCTCAACTTCGACCAACTTAATCTACCTTCGTCTCTCCATACCTTCGGATAAGTTACCACATTTTCCATATTAGAGAATTGCTTTGTAGTCTCTGAATTATCTATAGAAAGAAAAGCTGCTTCTGAGTTTTTTATTATTTTTTTAAAATCCCTATTATTATTTTCCCTTACTTTGTCTAACTTATCCAATGACCAGTTTCTGTGTTTCATTTGCCACTCATAATGGTCGTCATTATCCCTTATTTGGCAGCCTATTCTTTCGGACAACTTATATTTATCTTTAAATGCCCATATCTTTTTTCTTATCATTTCTTTTGGGACAAATTGCTCCCTAATCGTCTCACAGTAAAGCTGATAAAACGATGGTCGGTCTAATTTAAATCTATAATGTTCTTGTAATTTGTCTAAAACCACACTCGGGCAATCGATGCTATTTAAAACTAAACTAGAATAATATATTTCATCAAGTCCCCAGCACCATTTATTCGTAGGCCCAGCACGGAAAGATATCTCAGGTTGCCATTTGTTAGGTTGACTCACGAACATCTCTTCGAATTCCGCTGGACAAGATTCGTTAGGCAGCCATATTAATTGTGTTCTATCTAAGTCTAAATATTTGGCGATAGTTAAACAGGCACCGAACGCTCTCAATCTATTACATAACCCCCCAGTGCTAGCTATAAATGTCATTCGATCTTTCATAAAATCTTTTTATCATAAGCTAATTGTAAATCTGCTTTTTCATGAGCACATCCACTAGTGAATATTCTTTCCACTACTCTCGTCGCCTCTTTTCTTCCGTCAACAAATAGAAATTGTACATTAGGATATCTCTGAGTAATTCTCCTAACTCTATGAAATATGAATTCTGGGGTAGCTTTTATTTTTTTGGATATGTGTGGAAGAAATTTAAATCCCATTGCGTTTTGAAATTTCTCTTCTACTAAAACGACCAGATAAGCCTCAGCCTCTTGTGATCTTTTGATTTCATTTATGAACCTTTCGTATCCACCGCTTAAAGTTCCTATAAAATCAGATAAGGACTTTCTTTCTATGTAGCAATTACAAGTTGCGATCTTGCTTGTGAATGCGTAATCACCGAATTTCAAAGTTCTAGTTTCTACAGGTCTTTGAAACTTTAAGGGGCGCTGTTCCCTTGTATCAATTATGATTTTATATTCCGGCTTTGTATATTCATGTCCAGTAACTATGTCTGTAATAGCTTGATATTTATTTTTATACCCTAACTTCGTACAAAATTTATAATAGTTTCCAAATAACTTCTCATAAAATTGAATAGGCGGACTGAGTATACTTCTTAACTCTACTTGGGTCGGTGAATATATTAATTCTTTTTTTTCTTTTCGTGCGGTTAAAAGATTCTTACAGTATTCTTCGGCTTCTTGCTTGGGGATAGAATTAAGCCACTTCTTCATGGTTACTTTGCTATTAAAGTCGTCAGATAAATATTGTTCTTTGTTTTTGAATTTAATCAAATCTCCAGTCAGTAAATCATGCCGAGGAAAGCATCGTTGATAATAATCTACAAGAAGCATGTCGTGAGAACGAATGTGTTTGTGTAATTCCTTCTCCGTTTCGAACTCCTTATTGCATACTGCACATTTAACCATTTAAAACTTCGTCCTCCGATATACCCATTATTCTTGCTTTTAATTCGTCAATACTAGATAAATTTTGCACCTCGTCTTTAATAGCTTTCTTTCTATTTTCGGCAAGCTTTATCATCTTTTGTCTACTCTCTTCACTTTTCCACATTTGTACTAGATTAAGGATGCTGGCATTTTCTTTGATTTGCTTTTTTAATCTATCACTCCTTTTCTCTTTTAAGCTTTCTAATAATTTTTGCTGTCGATTAACGCATTGATTATATTCTGTTTGAGCATCGCTAATAGCTTGAACCAAACTCATAGACATTCTCCTGCCCTCTGTGTCGTCCGCATTGAGGTCTAGCAACCTATTCATTCGCCTAATTCTTCTTTGGATGTTGGAGGCAATAACTACCTCTGCGGAGAGAACTATGTATTGGTCAACCTCTTCCTGTGTTAAGTCTCCCTTGTCGCTTGTATACCTCACAAAAGAACTTTCAAATAGATTTCTATCTGATTGCGTATCGTAGTTGTTAATTTGATGATTGAATCTATAGGTCGACAGATATCTAATAAGAGCGTTTATACAGACCTTCTCATGTCCAGTTATTTTCTTTTTGTCTATACCATTTAATACATATTTATTGATTGTCGTTATAGCTGAGGCAAACGTCTTAGGAGGCAAATATTGATTTAGAGTATTTTCTAGTTCTCCGTCATCTCGTGGTATAGGCTCTAAGGTTTTTAGGTATTCCTCTAGTAAGATGGCTTTTTTATGAAAGTTCGTTATTGTGGAATCGTCCTCTAATATTCTCGCCATATCCACAGCGCTCATAAATTCTCTATTATTATTAGCGAATTCCTTATCTTCTTCTGAGAGTGACGCTTTTACTGCTTCATAATCGTGAGAACTTTTTGCTTTTTTTCCTTCCTCAGCTAAGATTTTTTTTACAGCCCTGCCATACACGCTTCTTCCATCTCTTTGCTTTGAGGAGGCGTCTGGATGATATTTATTACAATAAAGTTCTGTTAACTTTTTAATCTCAGAGGTTCCCTCATAAAAAGCTTCCAGTATATATTGCTTTTGCTCATCGTTAGGATTCAATTCATCCATGACTTAGAATATATCAATTTCGTGATTTTCTAAGCTTTTTTTTACTTTTTGAATGATCCTTTTCTTTACATTTTTAATTTGTTTATAGCCCGGCGACCTGTTTTTTTCTGATGTTTTGTACCCCATTAGTTTGGCCGCTTCCAATTCGGTTTTGTGTTCTATATACAGAAATTTATATATTGACCATTCATTAGGTTTCAAAATGACTTTCATTTTAGCATGCAATTTCTCTGCAGCTAACTCTATGTCTGGATAGTCCCTTTGGAATATGCTCTTAATTTCATTAGCATGATTTTCTAATGGAAGAGGCATTTTCGTATCATAAGCGCTTTTTTTATTTTTTAACCAATTCTTATATAAAGGGCATTCTGCACTTTGTTTATTATAAATACTACAGCCTATATCTCCATCTGACGCAGCGCATCTAGAGCAGGGTTTAACGAAGTTTGTATAATTGTTGCGTATTAAATTTTTTATCTGATTAGATATTATAGTTCTTACCCAAGGGGCCAATTTTTTAGATGGGTCATATAGGTGCCACTTTCTATATATATGTATTCTTAATATTTGAGATACATCTTCGAAATCCATCCACGCTAAAGCAGTAAGTCCCCATTTAGGTCTTTTCTTAGCGATCTCTATGTCTATTTCTTTTAGACAGTCTTCGAATTTCGGTCTTTTTACTTTTTTTGAAGATTGTTTCTTAGGCTTTTTTTTATTTGTCATTCATTTGACTATTTAGGTTTCCTCTTCCTTGTTCGCTTTTTTGAGGGCTTACCTTGTTCCTTTTTTGTGCTTTTGAATCCCGCTTCTTTTTTAAATTGAGCTAATGATTCTTTATTGCTAATATTCGGCGCTTCTCGTTTCTCCAGAGGCGCTAATCCCCCTACTTCGTCATAATTAACTTGACTCATTTCGCCAAAGGTTTCTACGTTTGGCGTCATTAACTCTATATCCAAACTCTGTTGAGATAAATCATCCTTGGACCAATTGATATGTTCACCGTCGTCATCATTTTCTAACTCTGTCTCTTTATGAAACTCTGATATGGAGCCTCTTGCTTTTTCTGTTAGAGGTGTTCCGCAATTAGAGCAAAAGCTAGGCTTTACTGCACCATAAGAAATCGCACCGCCACAAGAAAAACAATACATTTTATTCATGTGTCTATTATAATATAGAAACAGGCATTTAGCCAAAAAAATAAAAAGGTTTTTCATGTGTAAATTATATTACGCATGAGACTTTCAAAGAAAATGAAAGATTTGATGAATAAATTAGACCTTATTGGTAAGAAGTCTTTACCATTATGTAAACATGAGAATACTAAAATATCTAACTCAGCTATAGAAATTAATCAATTAGCACAAGAAATATATAAGGAGCTAGATAGAATGGAACATAATTTTAGACATGAAGAACAAGGGGTTAACACAGACGAGCCTATAGTGAGGTTTCTTTAGGTGGCTTGCCCTTTTAAGTGTATAATAAGGCCGAGATGCCTTTAGAAAAAAAAGTAGATAATTCTTTTATATATTGCAACGAGCCCTGCTATATTGGTTGTGACTTTCATGGAAATCTTCATACATTGATAAGGCTTTTAACGAAAATAATTAAAGAAAACAACCTAAGTGTTAATTTTAACCTAGTCACCCATGTCGATTCGGACATCGAAATTTGGCGGTTCAAGCAACGAGGCGGTCCGCAGCATGCGCTAGAACATGCTTTTCCAAACGATAATAAAGTTTTAAATTTTTTTCTTCAGGTAGAACATAATCTTGTTTTAGAAGGAGGGGAGGGCTCGGGCGTTCTCGTTGACGCAAAGAGAGGGTCGATAGATTCCATGAGTGACGACAGCAAGTACTTTGTTAGAATAGTGCACGGAGAAATATACGAAAAGTTCGATGGCATTATAGAATACAGCGTGCCTAACATAGAGAACATGAGGCTGAGCGGTTACTATGCTAACACTTTAGACAAGACGGTATACGTACCGCCATTACAATTCGAATATAACGCTGGATTAATGGCCGAGAAGAGCATTGACATTGCGACTTCTTTTTTATCCGTCACACCCAGAAGAGCCTCATTGTTAGATGATTTTAAAAAAAATAATTTTAATTATTCAAATCTTCATGCATTTCATCCAGAGGAGTTAAGAGAGGCTTTGGATAACACCAAGATATTAGTGAATATTCGTCAGTCAGATTTCCACCACACCTTTGAAGAATTTAGAGTATTACCTGCCCTGCAGAGAGGGGTGGTCGTAATTAGCGAAGACGTACCGTTGCGAGAGTCGATTCCATATCATGAATATATAGTATGGACTAGTCAATACGGTATCATAGACGCTGTTAAACGTGTAAGCGAGAATTATCAGTCTCATTTCCACAGCATACACGGTCAGTCTTCGCATATACAAAATGCCCTTGTGGATATGGAAGCAAAGGCCTATAGAGATTTAGAGGCATTATGTCTCAAGTGAGGTTTCTCTAAGTTTGGCTGCCCAATTATAATGAGAATCTTGAAGTGGATTGGGATAATCTTTATTCTTTACTCTAGACATCCATTGTCTTTTCCCGCAATCACTGAATCCATTTAGAAATTGTATTAGCTCTTGTTGGGCTTTATAATCCGACAGAACGACACTCTCTTCGTCTCCGTCAGAATAGTGAAACTCTATTTTCATTTACATTTGCAGCCGCCTTTTTTGCAACATTTTTTCTCATGGCAATCACACTTGCATTTATCTAAGTTGCAAAGCCCAACCTTACAAAACCAATGACGAATCTTTTTGCCGAGCCAACCGTGATTGGGATCTTTCTTGACGAATTTGCCTGCTCCTGAACTCCACGTCCCCATGATTATTTCTCCTTAAGGGATTCCCAGAGATCAGAATAATTCCCTTTGCTGTTCTTTACTAGCTTGCCGCTTTTGTCTCTATGCTCGCCCTTCTTACAGGCGCGTTTCTTCATTTTCTTTTTGGGAACTCCGTCTTTTCGACGTTGCACATTTTTCCCGGGATAATCTTTTGCGTATCCTTTTTTCTTCGTGGAAGCTTCTTCTACAGGAACACATTTTCCATCTCTTTCTTCATAACCTTCTTTACAATTTGGAGGATAGCCAGCCTTATCATTGGCATCTAATGAATGAGAGCCGCATACGCAAGGTAAGTGGTTACAGTTAGGGCAAACGCCTTGAGTAAGATCAATTTCTATTATTTCTCTCATTTTATTATAATACACTTTTTTTTACAATTCTTCTATTCTTTTTGCTTTGTCATCTATAACTAGATCGCAAGCAGGCTTAATATATTTACCCTTTGAACCTGTTGAAAGGTCGTGGAATTTACATCCCCAAGACTCTAATTGTGACCAAGTGAATTCATAATAGCATTTACCGAGTGATATAGACTTTTGTGAACCACCTCTAGCTGTCCAGTAGACAACGTACCACCCTTCGTCATATAATTTATTTATTTTAGCTATGTTTTCATTATTAGGCTCAGCCAAATTATATTGCCTTTTTCCGGGATAAAAACAGATCGTTTCATCTATATCAACCAACACTACTTGGCGATCATCGGATGATAATTTTTTAGATTCATGAAAGTCCATGTCTTCTGCTAACTTTCTATATTGTGAATGTTCTGGATGTTCGCTCATTTTTTATTTCCAATATGCTCCGGCATAATTCCTCTAATCTCATCTATAAGCTCTAGCTCTAAACATTCGTCTGCTGAAATCCACCAGTCTTTTCTTTCCCAATTTCTTTTAATCTTCTGTTTAGTTAATTTAGACCTAGAAGTAAAAACATCAAGAATCCTTTCTTCAATTCTTTGTACGAATTTTACTTCATCTTCTATTTCGAAAGTCTTTCCGTAAGCACCAAAGGCTGCACGGTGAATCATCATCCAACTTTGATGCCCAATCCATCTTATGTCTCCAGCCATCAAGAGAATCCCCGCCATTGACGCGGCCATACCAAGAGAGCCAGTTGTAATCTTATGACCTTTGCTCCTCAGTTCTTGTATGAAATCGAACAATTCAAATCCATCAATAATACTACCGCCGGGAGAAGAAAAGACAATCTCCATATCGCATTCGGGATCGAGCCGACTCCATTCGGTGAGTTTTTTCATACAACTCTTTACAGACCCATGGGAGATTTCTCCATCATATCTATAGAGATGATTTTCTTCATCAACGGACCGCTCTTTCTGAAATTTCCTATGGACATTAAAATAACTAATCTCTGCTTCTTTTAATTCTAATTCAGCCTTTCTAAGCTCCGCCTCCATCTTCGCAGTTTCGACTCGTATTTTATCGGTCTCTGCTTGTTTTTGATCAAGGTCAGCTTGAATTTCTGCCTCACTTCGGTTGCGGTCTGGTAGTTTTTCTAGATTGTTACTTTCTTCTTCGCTCATTATAAGAATCTCCTATATTATATTAACCCTCATTGTTAAGTTTTTGAATTATAAATTTAACTAATTCTGATCTCATTATGTCTTCTTCGGTGAATTTAAATGTATAAATACCCATTGCGGCACTCTCTTCATCAGAAAAAGTTTTATATAAATATCTAAAACCCCCTTGAGAAGATTCCGTTCTTAAGTCAGTTTGCATGGGGTCAGCCAGAACAAAACACCTACTGCCTTGACCCATTCTAGTCAATACTGTAGTAATCTCCTTAAGTGATGAATTTTGTGCTTCATCTAGAATTATACATTTTCCTGTCCAGTTCATACCTCTAGCGAAGTTCACTGGAAACATAGACACCCTGCCCTGTTCTTCTAGTTTTTCAGGCTTTGTTTCTAATAGTAATTCGTCTAACTTATCAAGGAAAGGTAAATTATAAAATCTTAATTTTTCATTTGCGTCTCCGGGTAAGAACCCGAGGCTTCTATCAGAACTCTCCACCGCAGATCTAAGATACATAATATCACTAATACATTTCATGTTTAGAAGTTGCAATCCGCAGTATGTAGCTAAAAGAGTTTTACTGGTACCAGCTGGACCATCGACAAAGACTATCTTAGTGTTATAGTCTAAAGCTACCCTAAAAAATTCTTTTTGTTTATCGGTCCAAGGAAATTGGTTTAGCTTTATTTGTCTTTTAATAGGGTTTTCGACTATGAATTTATTTGGTTTTTCGCTTAGGTCATCGGCGAATTCTCTATCACCTCTTATTTTGACCTTACCCGTGGATCTAGTTTTCTTGGCAGGCATTAAAGGTATTTACACCATTATAATCTAATAATTGAAAAATTTCAACACGCACTCATTAATTTTAGAGGTTACATAAACACATGGAACTCCCTGTTTTTCATAATAATCAACTAATTTATAATTATCCTCATAGATACAAATCTTACCATACTTCTTCTTTAAAGAATTAATTTTTTTTATTTTACTTTCTACTGCTCCGCTACCTAACCCAATAAACTCTATGGATTCGTCAAATCTTTTTCTTATATGAGGCTCCACTCTTTGTTTTCTTGCAGTAAGAATTAATTTATTTTTTCGAGCATTAAAGATGTCTAGCACAGGATTAATAGGATAAGCAAGTTCCCAATTTATAGAATCAAATTCAAAGAAGCTACTATCATTAATAATTTCATCGGACCCCGGAATATAAGAGTGAAATTCTTCGGGAGTTATTCTAATCCCAGTTTTACCGTTTACGTTAAGGCTGCCTCTAGGGCTCCAAACGACGACACTCTCAGATGTTCTGTAGAGAGTATAATCAAAATCAAAGATATGTAAATGATCATCCACGTATTCTAGCTTTAATTTCTGTTGTAGATATACCCTTGGTATAGGGAATGTAAGCGAGTACGATGTCATTTTCGTCTAACCAATCTTGCGTAAAATCCATTTGTGAATAATAGTCTTTATGAGCCCAATCATCACCTATAGCTAAAATCTGAGGCTTAATTAATCTAATGCTAGGCTTACTATCTGTTCCGCCGATATTAGGTATTACTTTATCTACATATGGACATGACATTAGACTCTTTTCTCTTTCGGAGAAGGTCATTATAGGAGGACTCCCTTTGAAGTCATTTATAAATTCATCAGTGTTTAAGGATACTACGACTTTATCGCTCATCATTTGACATTTATGTAAAAAATTTACATGGCCATAATGGAAAAGGTCGAAAGTCCCTCCGGTATATAATATCTTATTCATGTTATCCAAATCTACCTTTTTCTGCTTCGAGCATGGACGTTGAGTCCCAGCATCCTCGAAATTTAGTAAAATATTTAGTTTTATGTATTAAGTTAAGCCTTCCACATAATGCGTGACCATAACTATGTGAAAACTTCACTTCAGCATCTCGAACATGCTTGCCTAACTCAGAAAATGCATATCTACATACAAGACTGCAGTCACCCTTATTAAACCAACCCTTAGAAAGAAGGTTGGCGAGTTTCCCCTCTGACCCGCATGATGCGCTTTTACTCTGAATGTCATAGTGAAAATCGTATTCCTTTATCCTCGCTGAGGATATTTTATACATATGACACAGTCCTTGCCAATCGAGAAATAGCTCCTCATCATTATTAAAAACCATACTCCAAAACTGTTCGCTTTCTATTTGCGTGCTACATTGCAGAAGTAGTCCAAATTTATGATTATCAGTGAGAAGGCGGTCTCTCATAAATGCCCAGCCCCCTAATTCATACCCTCCTCTTTTATTATAAAGTACCTCTATTCCTGTTTCTGAGGATAGCTTTAAAAAAGCCACGCCTTCTTCTCCGGCCACTTGTATAAACTCTGCATCATTTTCTGAGCTATTTATAATAAATGCCAGATCTGTATATTTATTCATTTCCTCAACACATTGAGGAATCTCTAAAAGTTTTTTAAGAAAATTTGAAAGAAAACAAATATGAACCGCGGTACCTAAGACTACCGTTAAGTTATCCAAGGGATTAGCAAAAGGGGGAGGGGCGGAGAAAGTCGCAGCGATCCCCTCAGCGTTCTTTTCTATAGGCGTGTCCACACCTACATTTACACCAAAAAAAGATTATTATCTAAACAAAAGATTGGAATTCAGTATCATATAAATCCTTATAATGATTAACTGTTTTAGATAGTCCCTTCTCGAAAGTATGCTTAGGCTTCCATTTAAGTTCTTTTTTAATTTTTGAATTATCTATTGCATATCTAAAGTCGTGACCCAATCGATCTTCTACGAATTCTATGCATACTTCAGGATCAACCTTTAGCAACTTACAAATAGCGTGAATAAGATGTATATTACTCTTTTCTGCATTAGCTCCTATGTTATAGGTTTCGCCTATAGTCCCCTTATTTAAAATTGTCCATAAAGCAGAGCAATGATCATCTACATAAATCCAATCCCTTATGTTCTGACCTTTGCCGTAAAGAGGGATTTTCTTTCTTTTCAAAATAGAATTGATAATGACGGGGATGAATTTTTCTGTATGCTGATAAGGCCCATAATTATTAGAACAATTAGAGATAGTTACTGGAAGTCCGAACGTATGGTAATACGAGCGTACAATATGGTCAGAAGCTGCTTTAGACGCCGCATACGGGTTCCTCGGGTCATATGGAGTACTCTCTGAGAACTTGCTTGACTTGTCTTCTAGGGACCCAAACACTTCATCTGTGGAAATATGATGAAATCTCTTTATGTTGTATTTTCTTCCAGCTTCTAATAAGTTGAAGGTACCGACTATATTAGTATCTATAAATTTTCTCGGACCTGTAATAGAATTATCTACATGAGACTCTGCAGCAAAATGCATGACATGGTCAATCCCATACTTATCGAATACGCCTTCTACATATCTTTGGTCAACTAAATCTACATTTACAAATTTAATCTTATGGTGATCGTCGACGTCATCTTTAATGTTTTCGTAATTAGCGGCATAAGTAAGACTATCTAAAACGACAATCTTCTTAGCCGAAGGTCTTCTTTTAAAAATTATATGCTTTAAGAAGTTAGACCCAATAAACCCACATCCACCTGTTACCAATAAGTTCATTTGTACCTATATTATACACTTTTAGTCCAATTTTTGAGAGAATCTATTATGGCTTCTTCGGCCGTCCTAATTTTCACTCCTGCGTCTAAAAGCTTTTGATTATCTAGAATGCAATTAGATCTTCTGGCTTTCGCTGCTGTTTCGTAAAAATGATTTTCATCATCAAAGAATAAAGGGGAAAAATCCTTAAATTTCTCTTTTATAAGATCAGCGACCTGTTTCGTAGTGACACTACCCGTATTAACCACATTATAAGTGCCGTATGGAGCTTTAGCGTCGAACACTAGATCTATACAACTCTTAGCAAAGTCTTCTCTATGAGAAATAGAATTTGTTGCATTGAGTAATTTTTCATAATTCATTAGTTTAGATAGATAATTCCTAGGGCTATCGTACTTATCAAAAGGAATTCGTAAACGCCAGATATAATAATTACCACCTACTTCTTCGATACATCTCTCTCCTTCGACTTTGGTTCCGCTATAGTAGCTACAATTTCCGAGGTCGAATGTCAAATTCGGCGCATCTTCTTCAGAAAATCCTCGGCCACCATTTTTTCCGTCATAAATACATCCAGATGATACGTGACCCCAAGGTAAACCTGTGCGTTGACACGCTTTGGCTACGATCGTCGGTAAGGTTACGTTTCCCTTCCATGTTTCTTCCTTGTCGTTTTCGCATGCATCGACATTGGGTTTGCCTGTGTATCCTGCACAGTTAATCAAAAAATTAGGTTTAGTCTCTTTAATTAATTCGGTAAGAATGTCTAAATTATAATAATCTACCTCAGACCTAGATAAAGGAAGTAAACCGACATCCTTATTCCTTAATTCATTAACGAACTGCGCTCCTACATATCCTGTAGAACCTAAAATAATAACCATAAATATAGTTTACCTCTTTTTGGCCAATAAATCTAGCAAATAATTCTTATATTCACTATCAGGGGTATTAGAAACAATTTGAGAAAAATCATCTTTAGAAATAAGATTATTCATTAAAGCAGCTTCCTCAGGACATCCTACCTTTATACCTTGTCTGTGCTCAATAGCTTGTATGAACGCCGCAGAGTCATGCAGCGCCGTTGACGTACCAGCGTCTAACCAAGCACAACCTCTATTAATTTTAACAACTTTTAATTCTTCTTTATCTTTATAAGCACTAATAACATCAGTAATCTCTAGTTCGCCACGAGCAGAGGGTTTTAGCGCCTTTGAAATATCTGAGACCTGCTTGTCGAAAAGATAGAACCCCGGAATAGCAAGATCACTTTTAGGTTCTTTAGGCTTTTCTTCTAAAGAAATAACTCTATTTCTACTATCAAGCTCCACTACCCCATATCTTGTAGGGTCACTAACTTTATATCCAAATATGGTACCACCTTTTTCGAACTGTTTAATTGCTCTAGTAAAAACTTTACAACCATAAAAAATATTATCGCCGAGTATGAGCGCTACATTAGAATTCCTAATGAAATTTCTGGCTATAATGAAGGCTTCTGAGATACCTCGAGGCTTTGATTGTATTTTATATGTAATTTTTGCACCAAAACGGGTACCTTTTCCTAAAAGTTGGCGAAATTCAGCAATATAGTTCTCAGAAGTAATAATACAAATCTCATTAATGCCATTTTCAAGCAAAGTAGTAAGAGGATAATATATCATTGGCTTATCATAAACAGGCAAAAGCTGTTTATTTAGATATGTAGAACAAGGATACAGCCTTGAACCCATACCTCCTGCTAAAATTATACCTTTCATACTATTCAGGAGTAATAATTGTATCTAATTTAGTTTGACAAAAATAATCTAACCCCTCCATCTGTTCATCTACTAATTCTCCATACCTATCTCCCACAAATCTTCTTTCAACATCAGTAAATGGAATAATTTTTTCCGCCAAACCCTTCTTAGAAAGCTCATGATGGCCACAAGAAGAGAACTCTTTAAAGCTTTCAAACTGATCCTTACAAATTACCTGCACACAAGACTCAGGAAAGTAGTATTTAGGGGCCCAGAATGCCGTCCAGCCGCTTTTTAGGTCCTCTATGTGGTCAAATACCCTCTTAGAAATTAAAAAGGCGTCAGACTCAATATGGACGATTTTTTCAAAGCCATATTCTTCAGCTATATTTAGAGCCGCGCAGAAACTTCTCCACCATCCTTCGTTATTTGCAGAGTTATGACTCCAGTTTAAACCCTTCCTTTCATAGAATGTATATAAATTAATTTTACTTAAAGAATGTAGGTTGCCCAATTGGTCTTCATGAAATGATGTAACTCTTTCATCTGTAAGAAAATCTAAATTAGAACAATCATCAATTAACATCAAGTGTTTATCATCAGAAAAAGGGTGATCATTATAATAATCAATCCATTTCTGGTATCTTTTTTGATATTGCTCCTCTGTATCGAAGTATGATGTACAAAAAATAAGAGTCTTCATTGTTTTTTTAAATTTTTTTTAATTTTTTTATTCTTTTTTTTCTTACGACGCAACCACCAAGGCAATCTTTCACCAAAAATTGCATCAAAGTTATCTTCGTACACTTTTCTATTAACCGGTCTTGGTTTATCTCCTTTTCCCGCCATAATAATACAGGGTATATTATAGTATATATCCCCATATGAAATCAAGTAAAATTATAAGCACCATTATTCCCATAAAAGAGGAATTAAATACTCTAAAAAAGATCAAAAAAGAGTATACCCCCGATTTCATATACATGTTCGCAAAAAATGAGTGGAGATTCACCGCTAACGACGGAGAATACAATGTAGCTATTAAAATTTCCAGCGGCTTTGTCGTTATCGCTGTCCACGAAACGGAATATGAGTTTTTTACTAAGGATGGGACTTTAATCGGCTTCGTTGATAAGGGTATTGAATTAAATACACAAGAAGTCATGGCCTTCTTTGGGTGGGATGATATAGAAGATGTTTGTGCATGTGAATAGATCATATGTCAAACGAAGTATTTTCGCCGGGGAGAATGATATTAACCCCACCCCACCGTATTACGCGCGCTCGAGTTCCAAAGATTTCAAAAACATGGGGGAGGACCCCGGGGGTACCGTACCCCTCCCCGTAGGGGTTTAGAGTGTGATGGTCACCCCGAAGCCATAGCTCTTGGCTACGACATAGAGAACAACAGCGAACACAGTACCGAGTAGGAAGTTTTTCATAATACAATAATAGTTAATAGATTAATCTCTGCAACGAATGTCATTACCATAGCTATCTTCATAATAGCCTTGCACGTTCCAATACGTATCATAGTTCTTCACTTTGAACGTTTCGTGAGTGATTGATAAGTCTTTATGACTAGGAGCTTTGTTGCTTGCGGTGTAGGCTCGCAAGTCCTCTAGGTAGTCTTGCACCTCATCATCTGATGCGTATAGTACATCATCAAATGATACTAGGTCGCCATAGCCTTGGCCGTCATAGGCCTCTAGCCATACGCCTTGGCAGGATACGATGTTAACCAAGCGGCAAGGTTGCCCAGTGTTGGCGTTGGTGTAGATAGCTCCCAATAGGAGGTTAGTTGCTTTAGTGTTTTCTTTCATAATCTTCATGCGTACATTATAACATGGGGGGTGAGACATCCGTAGTCCCACCTACCATCTTGTGTAAAAATTGTTTGCGTCAGGATGTACATGCCCCCAATCGCTTTTAGCTACATAGGCTTGCTTGTAGTAGGATGATGACCATCCAATGCTCCACACAATCTCTCTTAAGCCACTCTTGTTGGCCTCATCCATAGCTGTGCCAAGGCTCCAGTAATACTTCTGGTTTAGCATGTACTTGGCTCCTAGTAGTTTCATCATCAGTCTTTTCATAATCTTTTTAGTTTAGTTCTTTTGTTTCTCTCACTCTCAATACGTATAATATAGCACATTGATGTCAAAAAGTCAAGCGATAATATGAAAAAGTTATTCACAATGAGAATGAATCTCAATAGCGCGGGCCCCCCGCAGGATGCATGCCAACACCCCCTAGGGGGTAGGGGGTGGGGGTATAGGCTAGGGGCTAATACACACGATGATGATGAACGATTGAAACATGTGCCTCACCCCTAACCTAAAATACTTTAGCCACTAGCACACCAATAGCTATGCCTATGCTAATGAATATACCAATAGCTACATATGATATGGTAGCACTATGTACCTCATTCACTACTACGTTAGGCTGTGCCTCATGTGCATCAGGTTTTAAGTCAGTCTTTTGCATTTGCTCTATCCATGATTGTGGTAAATCACCTTCATCAGCCCATACCCATGAGGATGCTTGTTCACTATACCACCAATAGCCCTCAAATCCATGTTGACTGCCATTGTGTGTGGGTGGATTGTCTATGTCTGTTACGTTCATCATCTTAATCAGTATACTATATAAACTTATATGTGTCAATAAAAATCGTAGGTGTGGGGGGGTATACCCTAGGGGTACTACCCTAACCATTCAATAGTACCAAATACAATACCCAATGATGCTAATAGTATAATACCAAATACTATCATATAGCCAATGAATTCAAACCATAGCTTAATAGGGTTAGTGTCTTTGTTGTTAGCGATATGTTGTTTAGTCCATTCTTCGTTCATCATGTTAATACTATACCACAGGATAAGCCATGTGTCAACACCTTTTTTAATAAAAGTTATCCACAATGAGACTGTGTCTCAATAAGGCGGGGGGGCCCGCCAGATGAGACTGGGTCTCAGTAGGGGTGGGGTAGGGTAGGGGGTGGGGGTACCCCCCTAGGCAAGTTCATTTGTGAGTTAACTTCAAGTGTGATTTTCATTTAGTCCTCCAATAGTATGGGTGGTTCTCTGTTAAGAATGGGCGGGAGTTCTTCCGTTGGTTCGGGCGACACATCACCCTTGCGTTTTTTCCAGAGTAAACCAACGGACGTTGCAAATAGCCCCGTAACAAAATCATCAACAAGACCAAAAGGCCCAAGAAGTGCTTCAGGGATGAAATCAATCGGGCATAAAATATAAATGCCACATAATACAATAGTAATAAGTTGCCACATATGTTTTACTGGACAATGATGTCAATGGCGTTAATGAGTGGTCACCACGTCCATTGTGTGGTGAGCATTTGGTGAGCAACTACAAAGCCGAGCGCGAGAGCCGCACCGCAGCAAGCCGCAATTGCTAATTCAAGATACCACTTGTGACGCGCATCTTTTTCGTTGAGTTCATAGCGTAGTTTACGCTGCGCTGATTCTGCTAGCTCGCGCTCTTTGCGAGTTAAGCGTGTCTTGTTAAAAACACCAGCGGCGAGTTTGTTGCTGGGGTCGAGGGTTATGTTTGTTTGTTTCATCATAATATAAAAAAGGTTTAGTTAATGTCTAGAGGGTGGACTTTACAACACTGTTAGCGATAGGGCCGAGGCTTTGCTCGGTCTTGGCGAACTGTGTCCGCTCTTGAATCTCACCCACAAAGGTGACATCCAAAAAAGCGTTTTTACCGTTGGAGAGTTTAACGTCTAAAGTGCGACCGTCTGCCATGATGGCTTCGACGATTCCTGTTTGGCCGAATAACTGGCTTTTGGCGAATGTTACGCGCACCTCGTTGTTGAGTAGAAGTTGCGCCTCTTGTTTGATTGTCATTTTTTCGTTCATCATGTTAATACTATACCTCAATTATGCTAAAAAGTCAAGCGGTTTTTTCAAAAAGTTATTCACAATCACAGGCAAATTCGGTGCTGATCACGTTGGTGAATATGCGGTTGGCTATACGCATAGCGTGGTCTGTGTCACGAGCCTTGACAAATTCGGCGCGTGTCTTGCCAGTCTCCCAGCAAGTTGCAATTGTCACTTTGAAGATACGTTCTTTAATCATCATGCGTATAGTATAGCACAGAGGGTGGGACATCCGCAGTCCCACCAAAAAGAAAATCGAAAAAAGTTTTTGAGACTGAGTCGCAATAGCGCGGGGGGCCCCGCAGGGGGGGTGTGTCAAGTTTTTTTTAGTAACCGGGGTAGCCGTCAAAATGACTGCAGCCTTGCCAGTCTTCGTCTTCATCTTCCCAGACGTAACCCGCTGGAGCCATCACCTCGTTAAGCTCGCTACCGCTAGCCTTGCTGATGATGTAAGGCTTTAACTCTTTTAAGTCAACACTACCCCATTCGTTTTCAAAGCCCATGACAAAACCAAATGCAATGCCATCTTTATCAGGTTCTTCCAAATAATACTCCCACATGTTACGGAGAATGATATGCTGTGACACCGCAAAGGGTTCGCTAGTGTCTTCGTTGTTTGCGTTAATGATGTTTCTTGTCTTCATAAAATTATCGCCCCATGCTCTGAAGATTCTTTTCAATCTTCTTAATCTTGTCCGTAGTGTGATTCCAAATTGCTTTGATATCATTTGTGCGGTAGATCGCAGCACTACCAACACCACCGAAATGTTCGCCGTGAATGCGAACCTCAATATCGTTTACTTCAATCTGTGTCACAACGTCAAAGCGTGTGATGTTCTCAGCAATAAATTCTTGCTCTTCTTTCGTTAGTCTTATGTTTTTCATATTCTTCATGCGTCTAGTATACCATACGAGGTGGGACATCTGTAGTCCTACCATTCGTTTTCTTCAAATTCTTGTGCCATTGTGGCCGACCATACAAGGTCATCACGACTAGAGAAAATCCTAAGCCAATCACCGCCATACTCTGCGGCTTGCTCTAGGGCTGAGTTGTAGCCCTCGCGGGTGTGAGGGTAAGTCTTGAGGAGTTGGCTCCCGTTCCAGAGTGTGTAAGTTGGTTTTTTCTCGTTCATCTTGTATATAAGATAACACATTAATGTCAAAAAGTCAAGCGGTTTTTTCAAAAAGTTATTCACAATGAGACTGAGTCGCAATAGGGCGGGGCCCGCCCAGATGAGACCGAGTCTCAATAGGCTTTTTTCTGTTGCCACGCTTAACGCGCCGAGTCTGAGTCAGTAGCGGAGTAGGTTACTCGCTCACGCCAAAGATGCCATCTTGGCAGCATTGGCATAGAGCAGAGATGCCGTATTCCTTGCGCGAAAGCTCGTCGCGGAATTCTAAATCGAATTCCCCGCACTTGACGCATTGACCTGCGGCTTTTGCCATGCTAGGGCTACGACCGAACAGGCGCATCGCCATGTCTTCTTTCGCGTTAGTTAACGTATCCATGATATGTGTTTTAACGGTGTGACCTCCGAGGTCGTCACACTAACCCTTACTTGCAAGTTCCATCCTCAAACCATTTGTTTAAATCTTTGCAATGCTGCGCCCACTCTTTAGCTGTTAACAAAGGCCCATGCTCTGCCTCGACAGCACCCCAACGGTCACGCTCCTCTTGCCCACGCTCCCACTCCTCATGCTCAAGCTGGGCCTCGATGTCTGGGGTGATTGCTTCTTCGATTGTTGGCATCATGTCGTTCATCATGGGAATAATATACTCCATTTTTGGCATTAAGTCAACCCCAAAAGTGAAAAAAGTTATTCACAACCTCGCGGGGGCCGTCAGGCCCCCCGCGCGACCTAGGCACAAAAATAGACGCGCCGAGGTGAAAGAAACAAAGCCCCCGACGCGTCTTTTGTTTGCGCGTAAAACTTAAAGTTTAGGCGTAAGGTCGCGCACCATACTCTCTTGAGTATAAACGTCTACCTCTTTGTTGCTTGCTTTTCGCAAGTTCTGAACACGCGCATCTGATACGCGGTCGGTATGTCGTTTAGTTAGCACACGCGCACTGTTAACCGCTCCCAATACGCGTGTGACTTGTCCTTCGCTCGTGTCAAAATAGAGCGAACCATTCCTAATGTTTTTTGCTTTCATAAGATTATGGCTTCCTTGTGCCTAAAACTGTTCTTTCGTACCACATCCATTCGATAGTGTTTCGTTGCGGAACTTTGCGAATTGTACCAGTGTGGTCAACGTAAAAATCTGGATCACCAAACGAACGCATTTGTGACGGCATAACATTGTGGCGCGTTCTCATCCAATCGTTATACTCTTGCGCCGACATGAATCCATTAACAACTTGCTGCCGCATTGTATAGTTTAACGCTTCTTCTTCGCTTAAAATTCTACCGTTAACTTTAAGAGGGCCGGGATTTTTCCACAGAGCAAAATCATTTTCAAATTGTTCTGCTGTACGCCAACCATCTTTATCTGATAACATCTCTGTGATGCAACCCGTGGAGAATACTCCAATAAAGAAGATTAGCAATGTTTCTTTCACTTTAATCATAATAAGTCCTAACCCTACTGGAGTCAACCTTTTTTTACCAATCCCTCCCAATAGCCAAGATTGTCATCTTCTTCATCTCTAAACAATGGCTCGCCATGTTGATTGTAAAGTTCTTTAAAATACGCCCAATGCCCAGCGTGTGTGCCTTCGTTCGCAGCGTGTTGTAATTGGCTGAATGTAATTGTTGCGTGAGCATAAGAGGGACGCTCCCGCCTATTCTCTTGCTCGATTGCTTGTGACATTCTTTTTCTTTGCGCTTCGGTTGGTTTGTATTCGTTCATAATTCAATCCATGTCTTGCCAACTATCGCCATCGTCATAAGAAATTAAATCCAAGTCTGGAATTGTAATTGCCTCTTGACCAGCATAGTCAAAGCTATGAATGTCGTATTCTTTACCGTCATATAAGGCGGTGCCATTGTCTGTTAGTTCTATATCGTTCATAATCATGTGTCTATAGTATCATAGGGGGTGAGACATCCGCTG